TTAGTCATATGTAAAGAATCAGCCAAGTTAGGTGAGGGCTGTCCTGTTCGCTTTTTCATTGCGTCTTTAGATTCAACTTGCTTTTTGCTTGTTGTTTGAGACTTAACCCAAATAGGGCTAGATAATTCTCTTGCTACTTTATTAAATAAATCGTCATCATCTATATCTAAGCTAATCATATCATGTGCTGGAACATCGTCCCCATTTTCAATAGCTCTAAAAGTATTATACATCAAGCTTGCTGTTACTCCATGAGCTTGAGCTTTTGCATTTGTGTAAACATCTTTATTTGTTAATTTATCTCCCATAACAACATCATCAGCATTAACCACTGGTGAGCCAGCATCGAAAGGAATTACATCAGTGAATGATTGCTTATGTTCTTCGACAAATACGCTAACACCATCACCAAAGCCACCACAGCTATCATATCTAAATATATCAACATCATCTGCAAGTTCTAACGCTTTTATTGTTGCTTGCTTGAGGTCATCACTTCTAACCCATTCATGTAAGCTGATTATAGAGTTTCCCTCTTTGATGCATACAGCGTGGAAGTCTTTACCTTGTCCTGCTGGGTCATAACCTACAACCCTTTGCCCTGTTAAGCGTTTAAAATTAGCGTGTTTACTTGCAAAACGACAAGCTTTAATCCATTGCAATTTAATAATGACGTTATCGCCTGAACCTAACGGAACACCCTCCCAAATATGCTTATATTGATCGGCTGGCAATACTCTTTCATCATGTTCCCTTAATACATCTAAATGTTTAGGAAAGTATTTATTATCCCAATAATTTACATGAGTTAATAATGTTTCTGGTGGAGTATTCACAATAAATCTCTGATAGGTGTCATCTAGTTCATTCGCTGGGTTAAATATAACGACTACAATTTTTCTGCCTGATAATGGTCTAATTGACGGTAAAAACTTTTCCCAAGAATTTTTAGTTATATTTTCTGCTTCCTCAACCAGCACAATATCTACGTTTGCAATTGATTTTAAATTGTTAATGTTATTTTTAAGCCCTTTAAATATGAACTTGCTACCGTTTATACCTCTTATCTCGTCAATCAGTGAAGTAAAAAAGTTTTCCAACCCCTCGTCTTTGATAACTGTTTCAATTTCTTCTTTGATTGATTCTTTAATTGAGCCTTGAAATTCACGACAACACAAAACCCTACATGGACGTATAGACGCTTCATATAAAACCGATTTGATTTTATCTTTTGTCTTTCCTCCACCTCGACCACCATAATCAACAAAATAGGAATACTCTTGCCTAAAGAAAGTCCTTTTTGCTAATATATCTTTGGCTTTTAAATAATAAGCCTTTTGGAAAACCTTTTGTGGGTTTAAATTACAAATCTTATTCTTCTGTGACATCTTCTATAGAGTCCCAAGGAGTAACATCGCTAATATTAATCTCTTGCTTTTGTTCAGATTTATCAGTCCAGCCCAATCTGTTTTGCATGTTAAACTTCCAACATGTAGCATTAAAACCATCTATTTTACCTGTAGCACCTAAACGACCTACATTAGCCCACCATGCTTGTGCGTGTACTTTGGCATATTCATAAGCTTCAGCAAGTTCAGGAAATTCCTCAAGTAGATAATAAAACTTTCTTGGGCTTACTTTTAAATGGACGCAAACTTCCTCCAACGTTTGACCTTGAGAGAATAAATCAGGTAATCTCAGTATCGCTTCATCAATAAATTTTTTATCAAATACTTTTCTAGGTTGCCTGTTTATTTTCTTGATAGGTGTCTTAGTTTCCTTTTTTGTTGCAGTTTTTGTTGTATTTCTTGGTTTTTTTGCTTGACTTTTCATATAAAATCCTATCGGTCTGCATAAGTTATGTAATCAATTATACCATTTTTGTAATTTTTTTAGAATTAAACTGATTACCAACTATATATTTATCAATCATTTTCCCACATATTCAAAGCTTGCTGTTAATCTTGCACTACTTAGGGATTTCCTTAATACACCTGTTTTTGAGGGTGGTTGTCTTATCGGCTTTTGAGTCATAATCCATTCTTTCTTTGCAACCATGCCATTAATCAAACTAGGACTAGAAGTCACTAAGGTAATCCTAAATCCATCATCTTTATACATCTTGGCAATTTCACAATTTAATTTATATCCTACTCCAATGCCTTGAAAATCAGGTAATACAACTATCCTGTGAATCCTTTTCATATTCTTAACTTTAGGGTGTGGAAAATGTAAAAGGCTACACCATGCAACTGGTCTACCATTCCATTCAGCTACATATTTTTTAGCACTACGATTATGACTAGCATTTAGATAATGATAGTGTTTAAATAATTGCCATTCCTCTTGCTTTCCCTCTCTAATGTCAATTTTGATTTCAGGTCGCCTAAGTGACCCCCTAGTATCTAAAAACTTCATTTCATTAACATCATAAATCCAATCAGGCTCTAACCATTCCTTTATGTCATAATGACAAGATATAGCAATAAATTGCTTATTGTTCTTTCTTACAAATTTTTGAATAGCTGAACTACCTACACATGCAACCTGTCTATCCACAAATGAAGTAAATTCATCATATAAAAATGGCTCTTTTTCTTCTAATATTAATCTTGCTAATTCCACTCTCATTTTTTGTCCATTAGAAAGAATATTAAAAGGTTTCAGCCAATCAGGTGGACTTGAAAATCCTACTTTACTCAAAACTTCTGTAATTTGCTTTGGTGTAAATTCTTCTGCAAAGTCATCTAGTATTGATGCACCATTCCACTCATAACCTTTAAATAATTTATAACCTTTAAAGGCATTTTTGGCTATTGTCGTTTTACCTGTACCACTTGCACCAACAATCAAGCCAACATTCCAATTCATATCCTCAATCGGTATATTTACATCATACTCTTTCTTAACTTCATTAAATTGGCAGTCAAACATTCCCTTTACTTTGTTAATTCTAAATGATTCAGCTACCTTGTGATTAACTATAAACTTTGTATTTGGCATTTATAACCTTCCTTTGTAAGCTTGTTATATAATCTTTCTTGTTCGGCTTCACTATCACAATCTATAATAACGGATAATTTCTCTTGATATGTTTGTTCATCTAATATCGGTTCATCGTTGTCAGTGATTCCTAGCACGTTTTCAGGGTCATCAAATCCTAAAATATCCAAGTCATAATCCAACTCTTTCAGATGATTTATTTCGTTTTGTAGCATTTCGTAATCCCATTCAGAATTTAATGCTATTTTATTATCTGCAATAACCAAAGCTTTCTTTTGTGCATCAGTCAAACCATCTAATACAATACAGGGAACCTCTTTTATTTTTAAGACTTCGCAAGCTTGCAAACGACCATGACCAGCGACAATGCTATCATCTTCACCGATTAAAATTGGATTCGTAAAACCAAATTCTTTGATTGATGAAGCTATCTGATTAACTTGTCTTTCATCGTGTATTCTTGAGTTGTTAATATAAGGAATTAAATCAGTTACTTTTTTAATGACTGTTTGATAGTGTTTCATTTAATGAGTGCCTTTGTAACAAGTTTGTGCTTATATTATAAACCACATTATAAAACTGTCCAAACGCACCCATTTTTTCTAAAAAATAATTGTAAATAATTTAGTGCCAGTAATTAAACCTATTGCCACCAATGCAGATACACAAAAAATTTTAAAGAATAAGTTTTTAAATGTAGGTAAAGTTTGAGTTTGTTTTTCCATAAATAACCCTATTTCATTGCCTTAGCAATTGCATCAACTAAATTATCTGTTCCTGATACAAATGGGACATAAACCATTTTATTTTTAGTTCTGAAAGTATAATAAACTTTGTAACCGTTTTGGGGATAACGGAAAACTCTCACTATATTTGTGCATACTTTTGTCTTAGCAGTCACTCTTTCATTTACTAAAGTTATCAAATAATTACCATCCATTGTAATTTTATTAAATGCACCGAGCATTAGTTTGTCAGACCAATTTGCATAACGTCTATAATGTCGCTAGAAGTCATGTTCTTCATGTTAAGGAATCCCCCATTAGTTTGGTTTGAGTTTTGAGACTTAATTTTGTCATAAACATCATTGACACCCTCACCCATTAACCATACTTTTGTTCCATAACCACCTTGTTGACTGTTTGTGTGTGAGTTCATATCAAAGTTACTTTGTGAACCACTTGTTAAATTAGGAACTCTCCACGGTTGCCCATCTTTGTAATCTTGCAACCACCTCATTGGATCTCTTGCAAACATACCTATTTCATCAGTCGTGGGTATATCGTCATTCACTAACAATGTAGTGCAACAACAAGCCCAAACTTGACCAGATAAATTATATTGGGAAGTCCCTGAGTTTCTAGCACCTATGAAAAATTTTCCTCCAATTGTGCCATTGTAGCCATAATTAACATTGAGCCAAGAACCTGCTAATTGTGTTGTAATTCCTGTAACTGGATTAGTCTTGTAAAACATAAATTCATTATAATAATTATTAACAAAACCACTTGCTACACCTGTTTGCCCACCACGATAAACGACTGTAATCATATGCAAATCAGAATCATTAAAGCTATCTGCTGACGTCCAATCTAACCTGTTAAAGTTTGTTCCTACTCTAAAGCGTAATTTACGATCATCTGATAATCTCAAATAAAATTGCCCTGTGTTTGTTCCTGTTGAGTCGTCTCCTTGTCTCCACAATGCTTGAGCGTCATTTGATGCGCCAGTTTGTGTGTATGCTATTGTAACCATCCAAGGCTGACCAATTTGAGCTGTTTTCCCTGTTGCTGATTGTGTTGCAGGTGTAGCCCTGCGAATTGGTGAGCCTATAGCACTTCCAGCGTTACCAATACAAAAATCATTGTAACCATCAAACGCTAAAGCTTTATTCCAACTGGTAAGCAATGGTTGAACTACTGGAACGTCCTGAACTTGTATTGTGAATTGTCCTGTTCTACTTCCGTAAGAATTACCTCTTGTTACAACTACCGTGTATGTCGTTGTTTCATTAACATCAGATAAAGTACCATAAAGCAAGCTAACACCGTCCCACACCAAACCTGAACCTGTTGGGTAAATAGATAGGCTTGTTGAATAAGATAGCATTCCAGTAGGGTTTATTTGGATATTCATTACGTCACCCTCTTGCCTAATGTAATTTGAACCTATAAACAATGGTGGAGCTAAATCAGCATTTGTGAGTGATGAAATTTCTGTATAAATTGGATCAGTTGAACTAAGCATAGGATTATAAATGCTTGGAACATTTGTTTCTAAATTACTTCCAGTTGTAGGTAAATACCAAGTTTTGCCACTTGGGTCATCATCAAATGTATATTCTGTAAACGTCCCTGTTCCACTTGATAATGTACCATCATAGTAGATAGCTTCATCAGTTGAGCTAAATAATGGGAATGTATAACGACCATCAGGTGATTGTATATATCTATAATACATTGTGGGAGCAACTGGGTCTAATAGATGAATTTTTGGTAAACTAAATATTCTTCCCTTGTTGTCGTGTATCTTAATCCCTAATTTGTATGTATCGCCTTCTATCGAAACAGAATTAGACCTTGTGATTGTATGCCATTCGCTATTATAGGAATCCCAATAATCAAGGTGCAGATATGCATTTGCATTTATACCCACCCTTAGTTTTACTGGGTCTTGATTTGCGAAATCTATACCATTTTGACTTGTTACAAATGCATTAACGCCACTCCAACCTGTATCAATATTTGCTGTTAACTCCCCAGCATATGTCCATGGGCCTTTATTGCCTACATGAAAAGAATGAGCAAATTTTAATCCATCTCCTCTGCCACCAGAGTTATTTAAAAATAATGTGTTGTTTCCTATTCCTGTTGTGTCGTTTATGTCGATTAATCCAAACGTCATGGTGCTTGGCACACGAATGTCAAAAGTAAAATATTCCCCAGCTTGGTCAATTGTTTCTGCAGTTGATAAGCCTTGACCGTTATTACTTGAGCCTGTCCCAGCATAAATATCAGCTCCACTTGGGTCAATCAATCCAACGGTTGTACAGGTTGTATTTTCCCCACCTACATCAGCTACCATTGTTGCGTATGGGTCGCCTATGATAACGCACTCAAATGCTCCCACTGTAAATAATTCATTAAGCTTATTAACTACATCGGATAAGCCACCAGTTTGAGGAACGCCAGCAATAGTTACTAACCTATGGTCTAATCCAGCAAAGTGAGTAGCACCACCAATTGAGGAATTGATTTTAATCATTCCATTTTCTTGTAATGCAGTTAATGAATTTACAGGATAAACATGCCCTGTTCCCTCTAATATTGTTGTGCTTGTTGGGTCAAGCCTAAAATCGGCTGATACATCT